CTTTCTTTTTCATTTCAAATAAAATCGGAAATAGCTTTGTTTCTAAATCAAAAATAGACAATAAGTCTTGCTTAATTAATTCTGTTTTAAAGAACTGCCATAGCTTTAACGTGAGTACTGTATCTTGTTCAGCGTAAGGACCAACATACATCGGTGGTAATTTCCACATCTCTCCTTTAGCATCAACACCCCAGCTCTTTGCTGCATCATATAATAATGTTTCACTTTTCTTTTCCGCTAAATAATGTTTACCTAACTCGTTAAGTGAATAACGAAATCTATTTTCATCAACAAGAGGAGCGGCGATCATGGTGTCAATAATACGACCATGAACTTTTAAACCCATAGCGTGTAACCAACCAACATCATACATCGCATTATGAAATATTTTATCGCAAGGTAATTCTAAAATCTTTTTCAATTGACCTGTAAATATTTTCTGATCAAAGTTACCACCACCTTCATGATTGATAGGAAAGTATCCTGTCCATCCATCAACGGCTATAGCAACGCCTGCAACAAAACCTTTTTTAACAGGCCATCCAGGACCAATACCTGTATTTAACCCGATATCGTTTGTCTCAAGATCAATACAAATTTCTTTTGCATCGCTTAAATCTGGAATTGATTCAGGAGGAACCCATTCACTTGGTGGTTGAAACAATGGTATTTGTGTCATGCTGTTTCCTTTTTGCTAATTTCACCAGCAATGCCAGAGTATCCGGCAATGTCTACGTAACAGTCATCAGTATGCATGTTTTTTAATCGTGCAACTTTTACCAACAACATACAAATTGCTACATCATGAGGTGATATATCTAGATCAAGATAAGCACTCCATAATCTTGCAATGTTTTGATGATTAATTGTTTTATCACCATAATCTTCTTGTCGTTGACCTTCGACTAACTCAATAGCTTTCTTTAAAAAGTCAGATGTTTTCTTCATGCAAATACCTCTCTAAATTCTCTGTTACTGCGTGAACGAACTAAATATAAATTTTGTTTAGCTCTTGTTAAAGCAACATAAAAAACTCTTCTCTCATCATCTTTTTGTCGCCAATATGATTCATCAGCCTTACGTGATAAATCAGATAAAACCATTACGTTATCTGCTTCTCCACCTTTGCTTCCATGTACTGTAGAGAGCGTGATCCGTGGTACAGGATTAAAGCTACCTTCTTTTTGTATAACGGTAGAGACATACGCTTTTTTATATTCAGGGACCTTGTCTAATGCTTCATGCCACGAATAATCTTTTGGTACTTGCAATCCATTGTGCTGCTGTAATTGATCAAAGGTAAATGTTGATTCAGGATCGACACCTGTTAAATTTTTATAGCCACGTTCAACACCAACATTACTATTCATATAATAATACAAATCTTTTAGTTGATTGAAATCAATGTATCCTCCTTTCTGAATATCTCGCCATGCGGTGATAGCATTAACCAAACGTTTACCAATAGAACTTTTATCTGCACGATGATAAAAATATCCAAGGATGCGTAAGTCATCTTCTACTTGATCGAGAAAGTAATTTGTTCTGCCAAGGATTAACCAGTTGCCTGTTTTTAAATGATCATAATTTCGCCTTGGAAGATGCACAATTGTGCCTTCTTCTTCTTTAGGACTCCATGTTTTTGCTACTCTATTCTTTACACGATTAATTAAATTAATAGCACGCTCTTGTATTTTAATGGGTAAGCGATACGACTTGTCAAGAATAATTCTATTACCCTCTCTATTCAATAAATACTCACTACGAGCTCCTGCCCAGTTAAATATAGCTTGATCATCGTCGCCTGCAATGTAAACTCTTTTTGCTTTTTGTGCGAGCTTATCAACCATTTGCCATTGTATGTAAGATAGGTCTTGTGCTTCATCAATAATAAGAACATCGAGCCGTGGTGCGATATCCTCTTTTAAAAATTCTACAATCATGTCAGTAAAATCATATTTATATTTACCACCACGACCGAACTTATAATCATGTAACGTTTCAGCAATTAATTTTAACTTTGGCCATCCACCTTGCATGTGTCCACTGTGCTGAAACTGTGCGTATAATGTGTTACCATTTATTTTTGCCATATCAATGACACGCATAAAAATATCATTAGGTGATGATACACCATACGATCCTAAAACTTCTGAATTAGGATTAGATAATTTTACCTGTAGTTGCTGTGATAGATATCGATAGTCTTCATCGTTCATGACATCTGATTCAGCTAATCCTAAAGCCTTAAAAGCTAAACTATGTAGTGTACGAAAATATTTAAAATCTTGATCCTTACTATCAGGAAAAAATACAAGCGCTCTGTTAAGAGCTTCTCTTGCTGCTTTTTGTGTAAAAGCAAAATACCCTATACGATCAGGTGATGTATTAGGTAATTCTTTTGCAACGACTTGTTCAATTAAGTAAGTTGTTTTACCTGTGCCTGGTGGACCAAAGATTAAATTAACAGCCATTAAAAAGGTATCTCCTCTTCAAATGTTGGTGTTTGATGTTCATGTTGATCTTTATCCTTTAATGCAAATGCTTTTGGAACGTACCATACACGACGAACCTTACCACTAATTCTTGTTGTTTCACTATCTCCATCCAACCCTCTTATACTTGAATGTATCTGTGTTTGGTTAAAAGATTTAAATTGTTTTTTAGTAAGAAACTCAACTAATGCTTCAAGACGAAAATAAATTTTATCATTTTTATGTAATGCTTGGCCTAAACGTAAGCCTTCCCAATCTATTGCATCTCCTTGGTCCGTGATAAATTCTTCAAGTAACTCGGCAAATCTTCCTGCCGCTGTAACTTCTACAGGCATTTCAATAATCTTTACATTAGCTAATAATGCTTGAAGTCTCGCTGTCCAATCTCTAGGGTTTAACGAATTAGGTAAAATGTTAACTCTACCCATACACGCTTTACGAAATAAATTTTGATCGTACAATTCATTATTAGATAAACTTAATCGTTTACCATCAACTGTAATAAACCATTGTGATTCATCTGATTGAAACTTTGTTAAATCATCAAACTTACTTTCAAAGTCATCACCAATACCAAACTTTCTTGTTTGACAAACTGAACTATTACAATGCGAACACATTGGTTCTATCTTACATGTGTAATTATAATCAGTTGTTTCATGTTGTTTTATTGTTTTGATAACCTCATTCATTTTTAAAGGTATCTCCATATACGTTTGATTAAACTCAGATATTTTATCTTGCCAATCTTTTGGCCATTTCTTTTTTGCATACACACTGTAATGAAATAAAACTACATCTCTCGTACCTTGTTGTACTTTAGTTGACATAAATGTTTCAAGACATGGTGGTCCATCAGACATCTCTTTAAAATTCTTTTTCTTTTTTAATTTTATTTTAGAAAAATCTTCTTCGGATATTCTAAACTTTTCGACAAGAGTATAAAACTCTTCAAGAGTAGCTGCAGAACCATCATCTAAAAAAGCATACCTATTGTTATCAGTGCCACCAAAGTAAGGTAGGTTAAGAAAGTTTCCAACATCTCCACGTTCCTTTTCAATCTTTTCTTGTTTAGGAAATATTTCACACCCTGCATAACCAAGTTCTCCTGCAATCTGTTCTAATTTTTGACGCATTAATCTTGCAGAAATAAAACTCTTTGTAAAACAAAATATATGTGCGCCACCACTTTTGGAACGACATACAATTAAAGGAAACTCTTCTTCTCTAATTTTATCTATTATTTTTTTATGATCTAAAGGGTAATCATCAATATCAATACAACCCCACTGACAAGTGTTGTCATCTGTAATTGGTATAATACCTAAACTTCTTTCACCCGATAAGTGTTGTTCCCACAAATCATCGGTAGGTGGTTTTCTGACAATGAGAGATCTACCCTCCATCTTGCCTTTTTCGTTTATGCCACCTTCTTTTTGATAGCAACCATGTGCTCTCTCTTGACCTTTATATATTTCTTTAAACTTTTCCATCTGATGCTCATAATGTTAAAAAAGGGCGGTCGAGCCGCCCTTTATAAAAAGGTTTAGTACGGCGAATCCGTTTTTTTGTCTTCTTCACTTTCGTGTTTGACTTTGGCTACGCCTGAATTAACGTCTTGAGAGACACCTTTGGCCGTATTGTAAAGACCCGAGTCTTTTTCAGAAAGAAAATCACCTGCGGTAATATCCCAACCATACCAAAATCCTTGATCGTTTTCTTCTTTAACTGTTCTAAGGTTATAGAATTTTGAAAACATAGGTGGCGTGAATGGACCATTCTTACCAATTATCTTGGCAGTTTTCATCATCGTGTTCCACTTACGACTTTTTTTAAGCTGTGTAGCTTTCATCGTAATTACTGCCGGTTCCCCCACATTATCTTTTACGAGTAAAACAAAATGATTAGCACATGTTTCAACATAGTTTCCATTATCTAAACGATCTTTATTCATTTGATCTCTGGTTGTTTTTGTAAGTATATCACTGCCTGCGTCATAAATATTAACAGGAGCGCCTGTACTTTCCTTTCCTCGATCTCTCCATTCTACATATTGTCTAGCATATGCACATGGTATGACTAAGATGCCATCTTTACCTTTGTACCATTCATTGGTTGCATTATTATAAATGTCACCAGGTTTAGCACCATCTAAGTCTTCGAGTTCTTCTGACAAGGGTTGCAACACTTTCAACCGAGGTGTTGCTGTATCTTTGTCATCCATTCCTTCAAATCCCACTTGAGCATCAGTTTCAAACATATCATTGAAAGGAATGATTTCTGCGGTCTTCTTTTTTGTAACGGCTTTTTCCATTTTTACCTCTTTATTTTTTCGTTAATTTAGTCTTTGAACCAACAAAGACGCCTAATTTGTCCATGGGCAATTCATTACCACTGGTAATTTGCTCACGAGCAAATGCTTTTAGGGTCATAGGTTCGACCCAAACTTTTTGCTGAACAGGTAATCCCAGTTCAGAAACCTTGTGTTTAAAATCTTCAGCCTTCTCATCTTCTCCTCGACCAAACGATGCAGACAATTGGTTCTTAATTAAGTCACCATGTCCGTGGTCCCTGAGCCATTGAAAAGCTTCTTCTTTATATTTTGCGGGTATTGATGCATATATTGCTGGTACTACTTCCAATTTAGAACCATCGTTTAACGAGATACTAGTTAAATTCATCTCATGCATTTTTTCAGGAATAACTTCCTCACTTATTTTTCTAGCATCAGCTTTAATTTTTTTTAATGCTTTTTCTAACACTGAAGCCTCGTCTTCTAAATCAACAAGCTTTTGTGATAGTTCACTTATATTTTTTAATGCATCATCTTTAACGTTAATGTTTACATCACTTTCAAAATCAATCATCGATTTCTCCTTTCTCAAATAAATTAAACTTAACAGGATAATAACGGTTTTCCATTCTATCCCATTTCAAACATTGTATTCTACCACGATTCATTTCAGAAGCAATAGCACAAGCAATGCCCATCGCAACGGGATCACCCATTAATAATAAGTAATCATCATCACTAAAATCTTTCAGTTTTCTCTTCAATTTATTTACAGTAGGTTGAGAACTTAAAACTAACTGTATACCTTTTGGTAACAGTAATTCTAACTTACCAT